CTGAGGGGATCCTTTTTTTTGTCCAAATTCAAAATCGACTTTTCAGTTAAAAAAAAGTCGAGAAAAAATCTCCGGCAAAAAATTGCTCAAAAGGGTCGATGCTAAATATTTCAGTAATAATGGGGTATTTTATGCTTTCGACCCAATACCGCCTCCGTCTAGAATTTATCTGCAATAGAATTGTGAACGGGGAAGAAGTTAAACTAGAGGATATGATCTGGGCAGAGAAATTGGCAAAGGCAAATGGGTCTGCAAGGGAAATGTTGACAAGGGCAAGGCGTATTGCAGCTAACCCAGCGGAAGAGGGTTCTTTGGACGATTTCATGAACAAAATGGGTCTAGGAGACCCAGACCCATCAAACCACAAAACCAGATTTGAAAGTGCTGACGAAATTGTTGACTGGTTTAAGCAGGATAAACCAGACGACTGGAGACAGCGAGATTAATTTTCAGATCTCTTTAGATTTTCATTTATAAACTCTGTACTAGGGGTAAATTTGTTTTCCTCTTCTACAATTTCTACAAATATATCTAATAAATCTGGTTTTAGAATTAGAATTTCTTTTTTCTTTTCATTTAATCTAGTTTCATACTCAAAATTGCTTACGGGTCTTCTGGACTCGTTTAATTGCAAAATAGTTCCATCTGGTTGAGTAAATCTAAAGTTTCTGGGTACTTGGACACCACCTTTTAGAATTATAGCATTATTGAACACTTGTTGTATAGACTCAAAGTGGTGAATTGCTCCGGGGTTAGCATATTTTGAATTTACATAAGATTGTAGTGCCCCAGTTGCCATGGGCCACTGACTATAGTAGTTTGTTATGTTGTTTATAAGCAGAATCACCCAATCAAATCCGGGATCGTCATAAAAGTCAAAGGATATGGTATCTGGGCGATCACCCTCCTTAATAAAGTAATCTTGAAGAATAGTTGATCCTGGTTTTACATCATCAATTACCTTTATTCTAGCAAAAATGTTTTTGATGGTAATTAATTCACCAGCAAATGGATTACTTTCGTATTGTAAATACTCAATGTTTGAAACTTTATCGAAATATGCCATTTTTATTATGGATTAAAAGTACCGAGATCGCTAAAATCTTGTCTTACCAGAGTGGTAAGCTCTGCAAACTGTAAACTGATTCTTACTGCTTGTACAAATTTGTTTCTTGTAAGTGCAATAACGCTATCTGGAGTATAATCTACTTCAAAATTTGTCATAGCACAATATTTTGTTTCTGGTAAGAATTTTCCAACATCTCCTTCCGGATTTAATGAAGTTGTAACTCCATTTTCTTTTCTTCTAACATTTGTTCTTGACAGAGAAGGTATAATTCTCCAAATTAGAGGAAATTCTAAGAATAGTGAAGTTGCAGAACCTTTTCTTTTTGCATTTGGGTGCATACCTATTTTAAAGAAATCAATTATTTTTTTAATTTCTTCTTCTTCGTTTGAATTTCTTGCTACCATAATATATTCAAAACTAAATGAACGAGTGTTCATTCTATTGAAAGTTTGAAGAGTATTGTCATTAAAAGTTTGACCAATAGTTGCTCCAATAATTGTGTCTAAATTGACATTTTGTACTTTTGGAATATTTTGGAATGCTGCGTTATTAACTAATTTATCCATTGCAAAATTAGCTATAGTAACGCCTGTAGCACCAAATAAATTACCTAGGTTTAATCCCCCTTCATTACCGTATGCAGCGGCTAAACCACCAAAAGAAACTTTCTGCCACTCTGCACCATAACTGTACGAAAGTTTTGGTGGAAGATAAAGCTGCACTTCACCTGTAGATGTATTGTTTTCTGACTTATTCAGTTCTGTCTGTTTTTCAAAATTGTTAAGGAATTCTGCTCTCGTAGAAGCGTTAGTTGTTTGATCTCTAATATCTCTAACTGAACCAACTTGGCTTGCTTTACTATACTCATATGCTCTAAAAGTTAAGTAGAGATCTGTATTGTTTATACTTCTTTTGGGGTATGAATATGTCGCCATTTATTTTAATGCCTGTACTTTTCTTGCACTAACAAATCTATTGTTTTTATCATAAAACTGCTCTAAAGGTAGTGCCGCAAATTCAATTAATTCTTCTTCAGGCACTTCAAATAGCAAATTATCTGTTCTATCCATAATATATCTATGTAGCAACTTCTTAGGAATAGTCACGTTTCTATTTATTAACTTCTGAGCAAGGATAACTCTTCTTTTTGGACTTTCATAATGGAAGTTTGCCCCCATAAATCCATCAGGATACAATTTTGTTACTAACACTAAAGGATATTTGTCCCAATGTGGTAATTGTTTTTTTGTTTTTGGGTCATATTCAAATAAGTAAACATCTCCGACCATAATAGAGTCTGTCACATTATCAAACAGATAATTGAATGCTGTTATTCTTTGTTTAGGAGCAGTATTGGCATTTTCTTCCTTTATGGTCTGTATAATACTCATACCTTTAATTCCTGTTCTGTTAATATTTTAAATTCCCATTGTCTATCTTTACAAAACTCTAAAGCAGCATTCCACTTTGCTTCATTTATTGCATATGTTTTGACTTCAGTTATATATTTTTTTGTATGACGCTGTTGTTTTTTGGGAGGTGTTGTTTGCTTAAGCGGTTTGATCTCGATAATAAATTTCTTAGTCCCCCCAGTTTTAATGCGTGCTCTGACATAAAAATCTGGGAAGTACCTATGGATCCGATTATCAACAGGAGAACGGTAAGGGATGACGATTTCTTCACTCCCCCATTCCAAAACGTTTTCATTGTTGTCACACCAGACCATAAACTTTTTTTCCCAAAGCGATCTATAGATAACATTTCTGAAATCTCCTTTGTATTTTTGGGTGTTTTTTGGTCTATATTTGCCACTATATGCCATAAAAAACAATAGATAAATATAAATATAGTCTTCTAGTCTTATTTAGATGAACATCGATGCAATTAGAGCCAATGTGGTTGGTGATTACGGATTGTCATCATCTAACAAATATCAAATTTCTTTTGAATTAAAGAATAACCTTTTAGTGGAATATTTATCTAATAGAGGTATTGATGGAATATCTTCTACGAATCCGATTGATTTTGAAAGTGGTGAAGATACTATAACTAATGCTACTATTCTAAGTTTCTTGGCAGATGAGATAAATTTACCTGGATTTAGTGTTGCTACTGGTGAATTTAAGGGGCACGTACCTGGGATTAACATTAGATATGCACACACCAGAAATTTTAATGAAGCAAATGTTTCATTTTTGATGGATATGAGTCATTTGCCTTTAAAATTTCTTAGATTTTGGTCAGATTTTATGTTTGGTTTTGAACAAACTGAAAATATTACTTATTCATTAATGAATTATTATGATGATTATACTTGTGATATAATTATTGATAAGTTAGAACCAAATGTAAGTCCCAAAAAGAGAAAAAGTGCAAAATCTTCAAGAGATACCCATAATGTAGTTACACGAACAAAACTATACAATGCGTTTCCTTATTTGGTGAATGATGCTACCATTGGAAATGGACCAAATCAACCATATAGGGTACAATCTACTTTTTACTACGAATATATGAGAACAGTTGATTCTGGAGATCAGGATCGACCTAGTTTTACGGATCAATTACCTAGAGATCAAATTGGTTTAAACTTTTTAGGTAGAGATGGAGAATTGCTTCTTAGAAATTCTAATATTGCTTAGAATTAAAGTACTAAATAATTTTATGATATGGAGTCTAATTAATGTCTTTACCTGTTTTAAACTCAGCTACTTATAACCTTACCGTACCATCAACAAAGCAAAAAATTAAATACAGACCATTTATAGTAAAAGAAGAGAAAATTCTTTTACTTGCATTGGAGTCTGAAGATGATATTCAAATTGCAAACGCACTGAAGGATATTATTATTGCTTGTGTTACTACTAAGGATTTTGATTTTGATTCTCTTGCTACTTTTGATATTGAATATATTTTTCTGAATATTAGATCTAAGTCTGTTGGTGAGCAAATTGAATTAATGATAGTTTGTCCAGATGATAATGAAACTGAACTGAAAGTTACTATTAATGTAGATGATATCAAAGTAAAATTTGATAAAGAACATACAAATAAAATTCAAATTGAAGATAACCTTTGGGTTGAAATGAAATATCCTGGTCTTGAGACATTTTTGAATCCTCAGGAAAATATTGATGATACTTTTGACTTTATTGCAAAGTCTATCAATAGAATTTACAATGAGGAAGATGTCTGGGATTCTTCTACAACAACAATAGAAGAATTTGTAGGATTTCTTGAAAATATGAGTAGTAAACAATTTAATAGTGTTCAAAAATTCTTTGAAACAATGCCAACTTTGAAGCATGAGTTAAAATTTAAGAATCCAAAGACAAAAGTCGATTGTGTATATGTTATAGAAGGACTAAGTAATTTTTTCGGATAAGCCTCTTCCACAATTCATTGGAAAATTACTTTAGGACTAATTTTGCGTTAATGCAGCATCATAAGTATAGTTTACATGAACTTGATGGATTAGTCCCATGGGAAAAAGATATTTACATTGCACTACTTAAGCAATTTTTGGAAGAGGAAAAACAAAAGATAGAACAGCAACGTAGAAATCGATGAATTCCAAGCAATTAGGATTAACAGAATATAATGACATCATACTGTCTTTGTATGATGCAAATCCTATTGCCAACATTTCAGAGTCAGTAACTAAAACTGAAAAAACACCAGAAGATCTAAAACCAGATAAGAAAAACATAGGAACTGGTCTTCTCTATAAAGAAACTATTAGACTGAGAAATGTATCAGTTCTAAATGTAAAACTTGCTGAGAAAATATTTAAGTATGAAAAAGAACGATTAACTGCTTTAAAATCTTCATTAAAAACAGGAAAGTCTAGATCTGTAGTTCCTGGTTCCAGTAAGAAGAAAAATAAAGAAAAGAAAAAAGAGAAGGATGAAGATCGTTCTATAAGAGATTTCCTAAAAGCTCCATTTAGGAAATTATTGAGTAGCATAAGAAAAAAAATATCTGATTTTTTCAAAAAACGTTTAATTAATCGCTATAAGAAACTTCCTAAAGCAAGAAGAGATGCGATAAGAAGAAGAAAAAAAGCAATTAATAGATTTAGGAAAAAAGGTGGAGTTAGGGGATTCTTAAGAAGAAGAAGTGCTTCAGTTTTTAGAAGAATTGTCGGATCAAGAAACGCTGCTAGACTTAGATTATTTAAAATGCGTGGCGGGTTCCGTGGGGCAGCAACCCGAGCAGGACGCAGAGCATTTTTTGGTGCAGGAAGAAAAGTAAGAAGTGGACTTAGTAGTCTTAACCAACTTAGAAAATTTGCTCAATTTTCAATCCAGGATGCAAAGGGACCTACTAAAACACCATCAGTTAAGAAACCTGGAATTGGATCTAGAATATCTGACGCTGCATCTAAATTAAAAAATTCCAAATCAGCACAAGGTATCGCTAAAAATCTTGATAAATTAAAAAATTCTAAATTAGCACAAGGTCTTGGTAAAAATCTTGGTAAAATTAGAGGTATTAAGCCAGGTGGGATTGCTTCTGCATTGTTTGCTGGATTTGAATTTGCTGGAAGAAAGTCTGAGGGTCAATCCAATTTACAAGCAGGTGTAGGAACTGCTGCCTCTACTGCTGGTGGTCTTGCAGGTTTTGCTGCTGGTGCAAAGGGTGGTGCCGCTCTCGGTGCCACGATTGGTACTATCGTTCCTGGTGCTGGTACTGCAGCTGGTGCAGCAATTGGTGGTCTTTTAGGTGGTCTAGTCGGTGGTTTTGGTGGGTCTTTTATTGGTGGAAAACTTTCTGATGCAGCAACTGGAGTTGATGCCCCAAAACAAGCAAAGGATTTAAATTTAAATCAATTTGGAGAAGGTGGAGAAGTAAGTAAACCACAACTCGTTCTTGTGGGTGAGGGGGGAGAGACTGAGTGGGTCGTTCCTAAAAGTAAACTTGCTTTTTGGTTAGGTAGTAAAGATGCATCTGAATACATTAATTTTGGATTAGGAGATCTTGTTTCTGGTGCTTCTAAGTATTTAAAATCTTTAGGTGAATCTGGATCTGGCGTTCCCGAATTATCTGCGGCAAAATCTATAGGAGATTCTTCTGATGTAAAAGTTTCTAACGTCTCTAAACCAAAAATAGATGTAAATGGAAATAATTTAGTAGAAAAGTTTATAGAATTTATTAAGAAAGGATTTGATATAATTCTTGGTCCTATAAAGAATATAATTGAAAAAGTAACGGGAGTTATTAAAAAGTTCACAGATTTAAGAGATCTACCAGGAAATGCACTTAGATCCGCTGGTAATGTTGTTTCAAGCATATTTACTCCAAACGCGGCAGCAGCAGAACTTGGAAATGCAAATATTGCAGCAGTATCTTCACCTGAAAATATAAGTTTTGGAAGAGTCACTGGAAACAGTGGCAGTGTTGCATATGGAGGAAAAGAAAATACATCATTG